CCATAGCAACGTGCGGTTATATGCTCCGCAAAGCTCGCATGGGCGACCACGCTTGGTCCTTTTAGGGAAAGTCCCAAAACGTGGGGGCTGGACCTTGTCACCTCTTAGAAAGAGTGTGGAAGACTAAATGGCACGTTATCAGGTTAACGCTCGTAAGCGCTACCATCAGAACGCTCACTGCGACCGGTTGAACCGATAACAGGAGAGCCCCTCCGGTCCGATAAGGCACCAAGGCTCCTCCACCATAAAGGCCTTCCTTCAACGTCCGTGAAACTTCATTGTTGATGAAGTTCTGCGCGGCGAAGAACTCTAACACTTTACCTCTGTCGGCCCAATCAAGGGCCGAGAGAGAACCTATATAGGTACAAGACACCTCCCTCATAGCGGCATTCCGAGCAGCTTGCTCGGAAAAGTCGAATGGGTCTACTCCCTCAAAGACCTTGGAGTCCCACCGAACCGAGATGTTAATCTTGGTCAGTGGCTTCAGCGTGGCCCAAAGCCCCGGGCTCAATAGCATAAGTGGCCTTGACAGGAGTGCCATTGCTGGCTCTCGTCCTAGGATAGGAAAGGTGGTCCATTCATTGACCACCCTCTTTTCCGCAGCCGATGTGGTATCCACCGCTTGGCGTGCTTGCACTATAGTATACGCGCAGATTGCGTGATATACATGTAGATTCAGCAAGTCAGGAGAACAGCTCTTGTGGTAGGCAGCGATCCAGGCTGCGACGCGAGTCGCTAACTGGCCACTACCCCAGAGCCCTCCTGAAGGACCTAGAGCCAGCAAACTCACGATCTGAGGATCAACTCGGACTTTCCGTCTGAGACGATTCATCAGGCCAGTGAGATCCTTCAATTGCGAAGGGAGAAAGCCAAAGCTTTTTGTAACGAGCTCATTAACGACTAGCGGTATGAAACGCAAGTTCCGTATCGCAACGAGGATTAAACCTGGACCTAAGGGACTAAAGTCCCCCAAGTCAGGGTGAAACCAACGCTTAGCGAACTCCAGACATCCTTTCTCAGACACGAGCGACTTGCTCATGTTGATAGGGACACCGAGGTCCGCCATGGATCTTCGGTACTCTTCAGCTACCATCTGGTCGAAGATGACGACGTCGTCTCCGAGAACAGCATAGTAGGGGAAGAAGTGCCTCCAACCCACTCGATAGGCC